CTCTATAGGATTCTTGTTAGCAGAGACCAAGCAGGGCGTGAAAATTTGTCAGTCATTGACTGACGACGCAATTGCTCAGTCTTTGGTGATTCCGCGCAAGATGATCCAGAGCATAGAGCGCGGAGCTTGGCGTGAGAAAAAAGTCGGAAGATGAAGAGTTCATCGCAGTCTGGAAAGAACTAGGTAGCCCAACGAAGATTTCAGACCGTATCGGTCTTACTCTTCGCAATGTTTACGAGCGAAGAAGGGCAATCGAGAAGAAATACAACATCCTTTTACCAACAAAAGACGCTCGTTTTACCTTACCTGAAAATCGTAGGCGAGCGACGCTAGAAACTGAAGGCTATGTGATCGTATTCTCTGACGCTCACTTCATGCCTGGAGAACCTTCCGCGGGGTTCAATGCGCTACTTAAACTCATCAAGACCCTAAAGCCCAAAGCGATTATCGCAAACGGAGATATTCTCGACGGGGGAACTATCTCCAAGTACGGCCCTATGGATTGGGAGCCAGTCACGAGTTTACGAGACGAACTCGAAGCGGTTCAGTGGCATATGGATCAGATCGTCAAGGCCTGTAAAGGTCTAGGTACTTTCTTGCATCGAACCACAGGCAACCACGACATAAGGTTTGATAAAAGATTAGCCGGATCTGTTCCTGAGTTCAAAGGCATCCAAGGAACGACTCTTAAAGATCATCTGCCTGAGTGGTCTGTCAGTTGGTCGGTGATGGTCAACGACATCTGCATGATTAAGCATAGACTTCAACATTCAGGTATCCACTCCGGTTACAACAACACCTTGAAAGCAGGCATCTCTACGGTCTCAGGGCATACCCATCTTTTAGAGGTCAAAGGATGGGGCGACTATCGAGGGCGTCGGTACGGTGTATCTACAGGGATGTTAGCCAATCCTGATGGCAATCAGTTCACTTACATCGAAGATAATCCCGTCCCTTGGTGTTCAGGCTTTGCTGTCTTGTGTTTCAGAGATGGTCTACTCTTGCCTCCTGAACTCGTTGAAGTTATCGAAGGGACTGCATACTTTAGGGGGCAAGCCGTTGGCTAACTTTGAACAAGCGTTCGACAAGATGATGGAGGACGAAGGAGGTTACGTTCTTCACGAAGTCCAGGGAGACCGAGGAGGCCAGACCTATGCTGGTATTGCTCGCAAGATGCACCCAAAATGGGAGGGATGGAATCATATCGACTACCAAGAAACACCTCCGACACAGTTAGTCCGAGACTTTTATAAAGAGAACTTCTGGGACAAGATCAAAGGCGATGACTTAACGCATGACGTTATAGCCTCGTCGCTTTTTAACTTTGCTGTCAATGCTGGCGTTCCCGTGTCTATCAAACTTGCCCAGATATGCGTTAAAACGGCCCCAGACGGCGTTGTTGGCCCTAAGACCATATCAGCACTTAACCAAGCCAATCCTGAGCTATTTGTGGCTTATTACGCGCTGGCAAAGATTGCTAGGTATCGTGACATCGTGACGCGAGACAGAAGCCAAATGAAGTTTATGTTGGGTTGGATCAACAGGACGCTCAAGCTATGAACCTGCTCGGAATCTCTTCCATCGTTGATTCGGTTGGTAAGGTTATCGGAGACCTACACACCTCCGATAAGGAACGCATGGAACTTGAGTTAGAGGCCAAGCGTATTGACCAGGCGATTGATCTCGGTCAGATGGAAGTTAACAAGGTCGAAGCTGCCAACCAGAATATGTTTGTTGCTGGCTGGCGACCTGCTATTGGCTGGGTTGGTGCTGGAGCGATGTTCTATCAGTTTCTTGCTTACCCGCTTTTAGTCTGGGCGTGGACTTGGATGCAAGCAGAACAGATTGTCCCGCAAGATGTAAAGCCTCCTCCCATGCTAGATACCGACGCTCTATGGGTTATTTTGAGCGGTATGTTGGGGATTGCTGGCATGAGGAGTTTTGAGCGCGTTAAGGGCGTTGTTCCTCCGGCTAAGTCTTAGGCCTTTTATGCTGGGCAAATATCTCGTCTCGCACCATCTGGCCGATCTTGTCACCGTGTACTTTGTCGATCTTCTCGATGATCGGAAGTCGTTTGCTTTTAGCTAACTTTAAGATCATCTTCGCCCAGTCCTGAACGACAAACGGCAGTGCACTTTCGTACGCTGCCGCTATCTCCTCAACATCAGATGACTTAACGTTCTTGATAAGGTTGATCCACGATGCCACGGATCGACCACTCCTTAAACGCTTTGTGCTTTGCCATTGTGTCCGGACAATGTGTGGACGGTGGAATCCATCCGTACTCCCTCCATATTTCCTCGACGGGCCTGAACCGTTCTTTCCTGGTCTGATTCTCGATTAACTCTTTCCAGTTGCTCATAATAATTCCTTCGGCCACGCATGAGTAGCAGCCGAGTAAGGAGTGCCTGGCCGTGGTGCATGATAGAACCTCCTCTTTTCAAAGTCCTTCTCTTTCCAGAAGGCACTGGGATTCTCACTCTCGATGGTCTTGATCGCTTTATCTAAAGCTGGAGAATCATCGGTTATGAGCTTAGGTCTGACAATATAAGCCTGCCTCAACAGGCTTTGGTGTTTGCTCAGGTGCATGTTTGTCTCCTCAGAACGGTACGGAATCGTCATCGTCTTGTTTTGCGGGTCTTGACTCTCCATCCTTCTGTTGGAACTTCAACCCCAGATACTTTCCATCCGATCCCTCGTTGACCCAACCTGATACCCAGTAGTCAATCCCTCCGATAGTCGCTGACCCTCGGTAATCTGGGTGAGCGTCTTTTTCTTTTTTCTTGTTCTTGCTGATACTTCCGGTTAGTTCTTTTGGCATAGCGATTTCTCCATTTCTGATACCTCGGCTAGAAAGTTCGTGAGTTGTAGCTCGATGATCTTGAACTCCTCTGGCTTTGGTTCGTATCTAACAATGAATAACTGCAAGTGATCTGGAAGCCTTGGGTCGAAACTTACAAAGTCGCACCATGTCCTATTTGTCACAAGCATTTGAGTGAGCATTTGAGACTTGTACTTAGTGGGAACCTCCTTTGCTAATAAGTAATCAACATGAGTGTTACTGTTGGGACACTTGATCTCAATCAGCCCTGAGCCCACAAACCCGTCAGGAGAGGCTCCAAGCCATTCTATGCTCTTGTGCTTATGAAAGCCTGTCTGCTCCACAATCGAGCCTGTATGCTGCTCATACGCGACCCTAGCGATAGGTTCTTGCTCTGTGCCCCACTGCATAGCAGCGTTCGTAAAGGAATCGCCCTGTAAGCCCGTTAAACGCTCTGTGACGAGTTGTATTGCGTAGTTCCTACGTGTAGCCGTACCTTGCTTCGCAATCGCGTCAGAAGCCCTAGAAGCGGTTACATGACCCAATCTTGCCTTAAACCAATCTTCAGTTCTTTGCATTTTGCACCTTTAACCATCCTCGTTCGATCATTGCCTGCATCGTGTTTATGTACGCCTGGTTCCAGAAGTCTCGACGTTCTTCACGAGACATATCCTTTCCCTGGTCCAAGTATGTGTGGCATCTGTAACAGAGGGATGCTACTAAAGCATCACTAACCTTGATGCCCATGCCTTTTCCTTGATTCCTGTGTGCAGCTACTACAGTCCCATCTTCGCAAAAACAAGACCCGCATGGGATATGCCTGCAAGCCTCAAGCAGCTTTTTGTTTATGTACATTGATTTTCCTCAAGTCGAGTTCAGCGTCTTTCATCTCATCAGTCCAAATCAAGCCTTTCTCCAACGCGTACTGTAAAAGCTGCTCCACAAGATCAGAGAACTCTGAGACCGTGAGAGAAGCGGTAGAAGGCTCAATCTCCTTCACCTGGCCGCCAGGTAGGTCCACGATCCTTGTTGGCAAGAATCGAGTTTTCGCCCACTCATGCCAGATGTCCTGCGTATATTCCTGGTTCATAAGCTGTTCAGAACACGCAGTTAGGATCGCCCAATAAAACCGATTCTGAGCCGCTGTACGAGGAGGTTTGGAGATAGTTACCATGTAACCCAATTCAGCGTCTTGTAGAGCCTCTATAGCCCTCCTGCGGTCATTCTCAGTCGTTAAAATCAGTCGCATTGAGCCTCCACCAGTTGTAATTTGCTCTGAAAGCCCTTCTTGCCATGTCTGGGAACTTATCGTGGTGATCCGAGAACATGGCTTCCAAGAGTCTCCTTCTAAACACCGGACCGTTTACGTCGAGCCACATTAGCCAAGAATCGAGATCAGCTTCCTTGCCGTTGCCGATTAAAAACCGCATCGCGGTGATAGACTCAGTGCTTGGCTTTTTGTTGTACGGAGCGCGGCACGCATCTTCTACTGCCAGGTTGATGACCGACCACAAGAGTTTCTTGCAGCGGTCAGTCTGGATGTCGTCGATCAAACCCTCTTCAAATCGGTCTAAGTTCATTTGACTTCCGTAAGTGCTTTCTTCTTGGCTTCGTAAACAGCGACGAGTTCTTTGATTTCTGGTTTGTCTTTCATAGCCTTGTAGGCCGGAGAGAACTCTGCTTTTAACGTGTCCAAGGACTCTGCCGCTTCGAGTTTTGCTTTGTAGGTCTCAAGCTCATCGACCTTTTCTTCGGAAGGCAGATCTTCTCCAGCATAAATATATAAACCGAGACCATGCAACGCGATAGCCTTAGCCAAGCATCGTTGCATAGCGGTATTGACCTGGAACGAATCTGGGTTGGAGATGGCCTTGTTTCTGTGGTCCATGACGGGAAGTTGGGCAGTGCGAGAAACTCCAAATGCTTTGACCTCGCAGAACACCATGACCGTCTCGTTCCATATTTGGTGAGGCTTGTACTCCCAGGTAGCAGAGGGATCGTTAAGCAAAAGTTGTTCTACAGCCCATGCCCAGGATAGATACGAGAGGTTATTTTTCTTCTCGATCTTGCTGTTGACGTTGATTTTGTTGAGTTCAGCGAATTTCATGTTTTCTACCTTACGAACAGGAACAGGAGTACCCCGTAAAAGATTCCCAATATGCTGCATAAGATCCAATCACTCCTCGTCGGTTTCCACTTCTCCAAGTTCAAACTCCTGTTGTTCCAGCTGTTGTTGGTGCTCACGTTCTCTCTCCCTGTCATATTCCCAAAGTTGACGATCTAGCCACCAGTCATAGTTCATTGTTGCTTTCCTTCACATAGATAACGCAAAACTCTTTATGGCTATCGTGATCGAAAACAACGACCATGTTTCGAGGCAGGTTGTAGTTGTCATAGAAGTGTTCCTTGATGAGTTCACCTAGTTGCTGTTTTGTAAGTACGATCTTCATGTTGCTCTCCTGGTAGGGGCCGGAGCCCCAGGTTGTTAGTAGTTAACGATTGCATCCCAACCGTCTTGCGTCATGCGAACACAAGAATCTGCGCCGCGACCCCAATGGATAACTAAGCCTGCGTTAATTAATGTGGTTAGCGTACCCTTGTCTGATGCGTTCCTGACAACTTCGCTGGTCCAGATTTCGCGGATGTCTGCAAAATTCTCAGGCATCCTGCCGTTTAATGGCTGATGCTCGTTGCACATAATGCTTTTAAGCATCTGGGCTTGTCCTGCGGTAATTTGTGTCGTTGTTGTCATTTCGTTTGCTCCTGTTTGTTTGTTGCGATGGAGTAATCTTAGGATCGAAAAACACTTGTGAATGTCGTCACGATGACAATCTCTGCCACTGACACCAAGAAAACACGCCGTTCGTCGGTTAGTCCTACTCAGAGGTCTCTAGCCTTACTTAGGGAACGAGGTTATTTGTGCCAAATAGTCGAGCACTGGAACCCTTGGGCTCGCATCCGACAAGACCTTTTTAGCATCGGAGACATACTCTGTCTCAGAGACGAAGAGACGCTGCTGGTGCAGACAACGAGCAGGGCCAACATAAACGCCAGGGTGAAGAAGATTGCAGAGTGCGAGCATCTTCCGGCTATCTTGAGGGCAGGGTGGAAGATTGAGGTTCATGGTTGGGCTAAGCTAAAAGAGGGATGGACTTGTAAGGTCATCGAAATTTGATTTAGACTGTCGATTGTTTCACCGCATTGGCTAGGGTAGCTCCCGAAGAGCGGTTTCGTCACCCGCCTGCCAAATGCACCTCCAGTGACGATAAACCTAGACGAGGTTTGTATGCACTACTATCCGCATCACATCGGGGATTTTCTGCGTGACACCGTTTCGCTGACCCCACAAGAATCCTACTTTTACCTGCGCTTAATCTGGCTTTACTACGAGTCAGAAAAGCCGCTTCCAAACGACATTAAAGCCTTAGCTTTCAAGATAGGAGCAAGAGGGAACGAAGAATCTCTTAGCCTTCTGCTTCGGACGTTCTTCACATACGAATCAGATCTGAATTCATATACGCATCAGAGGATTGACGGGGAAATTAGCAAGTATCAACGCAAGGCTAACTCTGCTAGAGGTGCGAATCAGATCCGTTGGACATTAGAAAAGGATAAGAAATCAGATCTGAAATCAGATGCGGATCAGATCCCAACCAATAACCAACAACCAATAACCAATAACCAACAACCAAATATAAGCACACGCTCGGCAAGCTCGCTTCGTCCTGATGATGTTGATGAATCGGTTTGGGCTGACTTCAAGGCTCTCAGGAAGGCTAAGAAATCGCCTATCACTGACACAGCCATAAAAGGGATCAGAAAAGAGGCTTCTAACGCAGGCATATCGCTTGAGAAGGCTTTGCAGCTTTGCTGCGCTAGAGGCTGGCAGGGATTCAAGGCTGAGTGGGTTACAGACGATCTCAAGAAGGATGACCATTACAAGCAGTCTTTGGACATCATCTTTGGCAGAAACAGGCGAGAGAAGGACATTACGCCTCGTCAAGACTTGTTGGAGGGCTAATCATGGACTTGCAAGTGATCGAAGCTATCTTCAAGAAACTTTCTATGACCTACGGAAAGGCTTTTCTCGACCAGTATCGAGACATGAATATGCAGGAGGTTATGGAGAACTGGGCTCACGAGTTATCTGGCTTTGCAAACCTTCCTCATGCGATCTCTTATGCGGTCGAGTGCTTGCCTGGTGACAAACCTCCCAATGTTTTGCAATTCAGGGCTCTATGCAGGCAGGCTCCTCCTCCGTTTTATCAGCGTCTCGAAATGACGATAGATAAGACTAAAGGCTTAGAACAGGTCGCTAAGATTAAGGCGATGATGTCAAGACAACAAAAGGAGGTTCTATGAACGAGAAAGAAAGAGCATACAAACTGCTACACAAGCTGGCAGAAGAAAACGACTATGTGATTGTTCACAGCCAAGAGCTACGGATTCTCTTGCAAGATTTGAAGTTGGCAACCAAGACCTTACAAGAAACAGAAATAGACATGACAGGAGATATGGCATGACACAAAAGGTTAGCAGGGGTGAGTTTTGTCTAAAGTACCTACAGTCAAGAACAACACCGGTTACGACTATTGAACTCGCAGAGAAGTTAAAAGTTAGCCCACGGTCTATCCAGAACTCGTTAGAACCTCTCATTCTCGATGGCAAAGTCATTAGGGGCATGGTCTGGAAGCAATCGTCGCCTGCTAAGAAAGCAGGGCTCTCTTATTCTTATCTTGCGGCAGACTCAAAGGTGAAGAAGAAGATTCTGCAAAACGGGTCGGTCGAGGAGGTGTTCGAGATCAACTTCAACAACCCTTTCAATCTGAGGGCATCATGAAGAAAAGACAGATGACTGACAGGTTGCAGGGCATGGCTGAAGATGATTCTGTGGCTCACGTTTACCGGATTGAACCAAACGGTAGACCTTGTGTTGCCTGGGATGATGCAAGTGGGATTGAGGTTGGCGCAAAACTCTACGCTGCACCCCGTGAATGGGTCGGGCTTACTGGCGATGATATTCACGATGCCTTTTGTCACGCTGAATACGATGCCAGTCAGGATTGGAACGATGACTCGGAAGGCTGGTGCAAAGCGTTTGCCAACTATGTCGAAGCTAAATTAAAGGAGAAAAACACATGAGCAGAGAAGCTATTGAAGAAGCGATAGAAGTGCTAGAGGATGCAAGCGCAGAGATGCTGATGGAAACAGGCGATAAAAATTACTACATCGAAGCCATTGCCGTTTTACGCCAAGCACTTGTCGATGCCGACGACACATCACAAGAACGTGTTGATGAAATCGTAAAAGATGAACATGAGCCGGTGGCGTGGCGCTACAAATACCCGGATGGGGTCTGGCGATTCAGCAACGGCGAGCGAGTGAACGGCAGCGATCCGATTAAGAGCCAACCCCTCTACACCGCACCACCAAAGAAGCAATGGGTTGGGCTGACGGATGAGGAAATCCACGAAGTCACAAGCAAAAAATGGTGGGACTGGGAAGACGCCTTTGACATCGAGGGTTTTAGTCGTGCTATCGAAGCCAAGCTAAAGGAGAAAAACGCATGAACGAACGAATTAAAGACATTTTTGATCAAGCGTGTTTTGAGACCGATTATGATGATGTTCAGAACTTGCGAGAAACTATGGATAGGTTCGCCGAGTTGATTGTTAGGGAATGTATCCAAGTTGTTGATGGCATGGCCGACCCTGAAGAAGATAGCGACTGCTATGTTTGGACTTTATACAATGCCTGCAAAAAGATTAAAGAACATTTCGGAGTTCTATAGTGATTAGGTGGTACTGGGATAAGTTTATGCAGCACCTTGGATACAGAAAGGTCTGGTACTTTCCTACCCATCACATGTGCGGCCTAGCTGACTTTTGGCAGTGGGAGTACAGACCCGACCTATCGAAGGGGGTATATCGCCGATGAACACAAGGATTAAAGAACTTGCTGAACAGGCTAAATTGAAAGAGTCGAAGCCAAGCTAAAGGAGAAGAACACATGAAGCAGTGCAAATGCGAACACTGGCAGCAGTGCCCAACATGTATGCCTCATCGGTTCGACACCGAGGGCAATCGGCTGCCACCAGAACCGACACCCCTGCAAGCAGCAAAGGCAGAAATTGAGTCGTTGAAGCAGCGTTTGTTCGAGATGCAAAACGCGGCAATCGATTTAGCTAAGCAGCAATTTTTAACTCAGGAAGATCTTGAACGACGATGGGGAATTAGCGGGGCGACGCTTGAGCGTGACCGATCGCTTAAGCAGGGCATGCGGTATCTGAAGATTGGCGGATTGATTCGCTACAGATTGCAGGATGTACTTGATTACGAGGCCGAATGCACAGTGGAAACAGAGCGGAGGAAAAAATGAGTGGCGATCACAATATGAAAGATTCTTTTGAGTGCCCAAGGTGCGGACATTGTGAATTGGAAGGTCAAGACAACGTAAACCATCCTAAGCATTACACATCACATCCGTCTGGCGTAGAGTGCATCGAAATCACGGAGCATATGAACTTCAACCTCGGGAATGCTACTAAATACGTTTGGAGAAGTAGCCTAAAAGGTAAAAATATTGAAGATCTCAAGAAGGCTATTTGGTATTTAGAAAGAGAAATTGCGAGGATAGGATGACTGACGAGCAAAAGAAGATTCTTACTTACCTGAAAAAGCGTAAGACACCTGCTGACCTAAAGTCAGTGAGGCTACAGACAAAGATCGACAAACAAACGACTGTGAATTGCCTAAACGCTCTGCTAAAGAAAGGCTGCATCAAAACTTCGTTTAGGATAGACCCGTTTACCAAGGAACGTGTTTGGGAGTGGGTCAAGGACGAGTACGAGGTCAAGAAGGTGTCCAGACCGAAGAAGAAGTTCAAGCCTGTCTTGGCTAAGCAGGAAGAAGGTGTTGGCGTTAGTTTCTTTAATAATCCGTTCAATCTGAGGGTCGCATGAATCTAAACGAAGCAGCAGCCATGAGTGCAGCACAAGAAGTCATCGAGCAGGCGCAGTCAACAAGTGCGTTAGAGCAACGAGCACTAGCAATCGTCAATCTTTCTATAGAGCTACACAGGAAAGCCATAGACCTGAGACTGCAAGCAGAAGAGATTCTCAAAGAAATAAGGTATGGGTTAAAATGAAAGCTGGCTCCTTCCCCTCCTTTGCCCGACTGTGTGTTGGGCATTTTTTTGCATGAAAGCTGCCGTTTTTAGCGCGATTTTTGGATCGCATGACCCGTTACACTACGCTGTCAAACAAAGCGTCTCTACGGACTTCTATGTGCTTCTGGATGCCATTCCTGAGTCACAGGGATGGAAGCAGTTGGTCATCCATCCTAAGAGAGAACCAAGATTGGAGGCTCGGTACTACAAGACCCACATTAACGAGTTCTTTCCGACTGAGGACTACGTTATTTGGGTGGACGGGTCGATAAGAATCACAAGCCCTGACTTTGTGAAGTACATGATCTCTCAGACCGGAGATACGCTTGCAGCCTTCCAACATCCGTGGAGAGATTGTATTTACGAGGAAGCAGAAGAATCGTGGAACATGAAGAAGTACGTCAACCAACCCATACGAGAACAGGTTGAGCAATACCGACAAATGGGCTGGCCTGAGAAGGCTGGACAGATTGCAACGGGTGTGATGTGTTGGAATGGTGACTACCTTCGCTCAGACACGGTAGGAAAGTTTCTGGACAATTGGTGGCGCGAGATTCAAGAATGGTCTTTGCACGACCAGATCGCGTTTCCTGTGCTTGCGGAACTAAACGGGATTGTAGTGAACGGTTGCGACAAACCGCTGATGGATAACCAATATTTTCAGGTGGTTGCAGGCCACAGAATGGAGGGGTATGAAAAAGTGTCCGATCTTGATATGCACGGTAGGGAGTCCAAGTCTTGAAATTACGTTGTCGTCAATCAAACTTTACGCCAAAGAAGCGCCGATATATCTGTCGAGTCGGGCCGAGACAATGGACGAACGAATTTATCGCTGGCTACTCAACTCGTCGGGTAACTTTGGGGATGCCTACAACCGGATTATGGATGACGCCTTCCAGCATCACGATGCAGTCATCATTGCCAACGACGACATCTGCCTGACTCCAGATTCCTACCGACTTCTTCTTCAGGATGCCGAGCATCTACAAAAGGCAGGGCATAAGATCGGTGTTTTAGGTGCGAGGTCGGATTACATCTTAGAGGCTCAGAACATCCGTTTCGATGGTGGGGCTAGAAATGGGTTGAAATGGGCTGAAGAACAGACAATCAAAGAGACGAGCGTGATTGCGCCGATCTTTGCTTACATCACGAAGGAAGCCTTCCAAGCGGTCAGGTTTCCACCCATCAACTGGTTTTCAGACAACGTCTTTTGTCATACACTTACGGTATGTGACTTTAAGCATTTTGTTTCAAGGAGTTACGTTCACCACGCAGGCAGTCAAAGCGTGGGCAAGGACGACTCTAAGAACCTAAAGGAGGCAGCGAAATGGCTGTGGAAAAACGAACCGGGAATAGCAAAGCATTACCGTCTCCCTACAAGCTAAAAGTGCCTCCTGTACCCATCAGGTACGACCGGAAAGTAGGCATTCCTTTACAACCACAAAAGGCTAAAAAATGAAAGGCTTGCTTTCCCCTAAAGTCATGATTGTTGTGAAACAAAACGACGAGGAAGAGGATGAGAGTTGTCCGCTTCCAACGCAAGACGAGGCTTTGAACGAAGAGAACAAGGCAATCGCAAAAGAGAAGGCTATGTACGGCCCTGAACGAGAGGGTGATACGCAGTTCTGGAGAGACTTAGGCGCAAAGTGGCGTATCTCTGCAAGCCAAGCACAAGAAAGGCGTTGCGGCAATTGCGAATATTTCGACATGGACATGGAGGATTGCCTGCCAGAAGGTGCGGGTTATTGCCATCAGTGGAACTTTATGTGTGCGCCGGACAAGTCTTGCGCTTCTTGGGAGATGGGCGATGAAGAAGGCGATATGGGAGAAGGCGAGACCGAAGAAGCTGGGGAAGAGTGAACCTCTCTCTAAGTCTGAGAAGAAGTCCGCTAAGGCTATGGCCGCATCTGCTGGCAGACCCTACCCTAATCTTGTGGATAACGTGAGAGCAGCGAGGAAGAAATGAAAAAGACCAAGGCTGAGAAGAAGATCTCCAAGGTTATGACCGAATTCGGCAAAGGACAACTCCACTCAGGAAAAGGTGGGCCGGTTGTCAAGAGTCAGAAACAAGCGGTAGCGATTGCCCTATCTCAAGCTGGCAAAGCTAAGAAGAAATGACTGCCGCCTGGACTAGGAAAGAAGGTAAGAACGCTAAGGGTGGTCTGAACGAGAAAGGTCGGAAGTCCTACGAGGCTGCAAACCCTGGTTCTAACCTGAAGGCTCCTGTTAAGAGCGGTGATAACCCGCGTAGAGCGAGTTTCTTAGCGAGGATGGGTAACATGCCAGGGCCAGAGCGTAAGCCCGATGGTAGCCCTACTAGACTCTTACTCAGTCTAAAGGCATGGGGTGCAAGTAGTAAGGAAGATGCAAGAGCGAAAGCAAAGGCGATTTCAAGTAGAAACAAGAGCAAGTGAGTGTTGCTAACAAACAACAATGGAGTAGTAAAATACAGTGGAAAACAAATGGATTCCTCCAAACGCAGGATTAGGCAGACCAAAGGGTGCGCCTAACAAATCTACTGCGGCAGTTAGGGAAGCCATTGCAAAGATGGCTGAACTAAACGCGCCTCGTTTTGCTATGTGGTTAGACGAAGTAGCGCAGAAAAGCCCAGAAAAGGCTTGCGATATTTACTTGCGGGCTATTGAGTACCACATACCTAAGCTGGCAAGGACAGAGGTAACAGGTCAGGACGGGCAACCAGTTGCTTTACAAGTGACATGGGCGCAACCAGAATAGTCATTCCGTATGCACCGCGAGCGCAACAGCTACAGATCCACCATGCGCTTGCAGACAAGCGATTCGGAGTCGTTGTGGCTCATCGTCGTATGGGGAAATCAGTCTCTGCTGTCAACCATCTCATTAGAGCAGCGATAGAGAACACAAAGGAGGCTCCAAGATATGCGTTCATTGGGCCTACCTACTCTCAGACAAAACGAGTCATCTGGGATTACCTCCTCAAGTTTACCGAGCCCCTTAACGCCACTGCGAATATTGCAGAACTTAGGGTTGATTTCTGGGGCAGACGCATCCAACTTGCAGGGTCTGATAACCGAGACTCTCTTAGAGGACAGTATTTTGACGGGGTTGTATTCGACGAATTCGGCGACCAGAACCCTAAAATTTGGTCGGAAGTGGTTCGTCCGGCCTTATCGGACAGAATGGGATGGGCGTTATTTCTCGGAACCCCAAAAGGAAACAACCACTTCAAGACCTTAAGAGACCATGCGTCAGAGCATAACGATTGGGCACTGCTTGAGTTCCGAGCATCCGAAACTGGTCTTATCCCTCAGACTGAACTCGATGCAGCCAAGTCCGAGATGGGAGACGACAAGTACCTACAGGAGTTTGAGTGTTCCTTTGACTCAGCAATCGAGGGAAGTTACTACGGGCAACTTCTCAATGAGTTACCGTCTGAGCGATTCCATGACATACCTGTAGACGGATTAGCTAAGACTTACGCAGCTTGGGATCTAGGGATAGGCGACTCCACTGCAATCTGGGTCTGTCAGAGAGTGGGCCTAGAGACACGACTCATTGACTTTGTGGAGAACCACGGTCAGGGACTCGATTGGTATGTCAACTGGCTGAGAACGAATCACTACGAACTAGCCGAGCAGTTACTTCCTCACGATGTGCAAGTCAGAGAGTTAGGATCGGGGCGATCTAGGCTAGAACTCCTGCAAGAAGCAGGGCTAAACATCACGATTGTGCCGAGAATGGGTGTTGACGATGGGATACAAGCCGTGAGAAGGCTAATTCCATTTTGTTGGTTCGACTCCAAGACTAAGCGTGGAGTGGACGCACTACGCAATTATCGGAGACAATACGACGATAAGCGTCAAGTCTATTGGGATAAGCCCTTGCACGATTGGGCATCTCATGCGAGCGACGCATTTCGGTATCTTGCGGTTGGTATGTCAGAGCAAACAAGTTGGTCTAAGCCGCTGAAACCTAACGTATCTTGGGTGGTCTAAATGGATGACGGACGATTAAAGGCGATTCTCCAAGGTGAGATTGATAACGCGATAGGTTTCTTGGAGACCGAGACGGTCGAGCAGCGTAAGAACGCTCTAACGGCCTACATGCGTGACCCCTACGGTAACGAGGTAGAGGGTCGCAGCCAGATCGTAACCGGCGAGGTTGCAGAAGCTATCGACGGGATGCTTCCTCCTCTCATGCGTTTGTTTACGTCTGCCGATCAAATTGGCGTATTCGAGCCTGTAGGCCCAGGCGATGAGCCTATGGCAATGCAAGCTACTGAATATTGCAACTGGGTGCTGATGAAGCAGAACCCTGGCATTTCGATCATGCACGACTGGTTCAAGGACGCAATCCTTCAGAAGGTCGGTGTTATCAAAGCCTACTGGGATGACTCGATTTCAGTCACTAAGGAGCAGTACGCGAACCTGACAGACGATGAGCTAGCCATGCTTATGTCTGACGGGACGATGGAGATCGCAGCGCAAGAGACGATTGAGCAGGATATTGACGGTCAAGTCATGCGTGTCCATAACGTTGCGCTGATGAAGAAAACTAAAGCCGGAAAGATCAAGGTCGAGAACGTGCCTCCAGAAGAGTTCTTGATCTCTAAGGCAGGAAAGACCGTTCGAGATACACCGTTTGTCGCGCACAGGAAACTCATCACAAGGTCGGATCTTGTCTCAATGGGGTTTGATCCTGAGATCGTGATGAACCTTCCGGTCTACAACGACCTTGAGTTTTCCGCTGAGTACATAGCTCGATACAACCGTGATGAACAGCCTTACATGGAGCCAAGTCTCGATAAGTCCATGCAGACGGTTGAAGTGTTTGAGTGCTACCTAAAGACTGACTACGATGGGGATGGGATTGCAGAACTAAGACGGGTGCATTTTTCGGGGAACGAAATCCTAAGCAACGAGGAAACCGACTATGTGCCGTTTTACACCATCTGTCCTATTCCGATTCCTCATCGCTTTTTTGGGGATTGTCCTGCTGATCGTACAGTTGATCTCCAGCTTATCAAGACGACTGTAACGAGGCAGATGCTTGATAACCTTTACCTGCAAAACAATACCCGCATGGGTGCTGTCGAAGGTCAGGTCAACCTCGATGATCTCTTGAGCGTTACGCCTGGTGGCGTGGTGAGGATGAAGAATCCTGCTGCGCTGGTTCCAATCACGACACCTCCTGTTGGTCAGCAAGCCTTCCCTCTTTTAGAGTACCTCGATCAAGTTCAGGCTAAACGCACAGGCGTTACAGAAGCCTCTCAAGGTCTTGACCCTAACATCCTACAGAACGTCACTGCTGCGGCCATAGCAGCCCTTACGCAAGCCTCACAGGGCAAGATAGAACTCATCGCTAGGATCTTTGCAGAAACAGGCGTAAAAGACTTATTCAAAGGGTTATTACATCTTTTATGCAAATACCAGGACAAAGCAGTTTTGATTCGGATGCGTGGGCAGTACGTCCAGTACGACCCGCGAGAGTGGTCGAACCAGTACGATGTGTCAGTGAATGTCGGACTTGGTACGGGGAGCATGGAACAAAAGATGGCAATGCTCAGTATGGTTCTGTCAAAACAAGAGCAGATCATCCAAGCGTACGGCCCGAACAATCCTTTAGTGAGCGTCTCGCAGTACAGATCAGTCTTAGGAAAGTTGATTGAGGCGGCAGGGTTCCCAGATTCAGCAGAGTTCTTCAAGCCTGTAGGCCCAGAGATCGATGCTGCACTTGCACAACCTCAACAACAAGGCCCAGATCCTGCCATTCAAATGATGATGGCGCAAGCTCAAGCAGACATCGAGATTAAGCGTCAAAAGGCTATGGCCGATATTCAGCTTGCAAGAGAGAAGGCTTTAGCCGAGCTAGAACTCAAACGCATGGAGTTTGAGGCAGAAGCGCAGATGAAGGCGATGAAGGTCGGGGCAGGTATAACTGGCAACGTCGAGATACCAGGGTAAATCATGGCTACATACAACGGATATACAACCGATCAGCTTAGGGCGTTTGTCGATCAGTACTTCTCAAACCCTAACAGCGCAGACGTTCAGTATCTTCTCAATCAAGGTCTAATCTCCAACACAAACCCCGACACCCTTTTGTACTTTGGCCTAACGAATATGTTAGGTTTTAGTCCTGATGTGGCTAGGTCTGCCGTGTCGGATGTTTTTGCTCCGCCACCGCAAGAAGAGCCGCCGCCTTACGAGCCTCCTCCGGTTTACCAGCCTCCTCCGGTATACACGGCAACGGATGGCACTACGTTCAGCAGTGAATCCGATAAAAACAACTATCAAACAGCAATAAACGCGCAGCAAAAGCTACGCACAGACGCGCAAGCCATAGGCATCAACTTGCCTTCATCGTGGTTTGTGATGACACCTCAACAGCAGTTTGACTGGTACGTTTCTAACAAGTTTGGAAGCGACAAACTAAAGGCTTTGGGCGTAACTGATGCAAATCTGCTTAAGGCTGTTGATGACGCAATCAAGCCGCTGACAGTAACGGATGTCGTTAACACAATCTCACAGCCAGTCAATCAGACAACAAATAATCAGGCAGTAGACCAGACCGTAAACCAAACAGTTAACCAGGGGTCTACCGTGACAGCACCAACTCTACAGTCATGGCAGAAGCTAGACGCTTCTGGGAACATTGTTCCTAAGACGATGGCCGACTATACGTTTACCGAGATGGTTCCGTTTGCTCAGAACCTTATCGCGCAACAACAGGCGGCTGGCAAGTACATTACACCTGATGAGTTCAGAGTGTTTGCAGGACAACAAGGTGTTCCTGATAGCCAAATGGCTGCGTTGGTTGCAAGCCTTAACTTCCCAAAGGCTCCCGTCGTACAACAACCCGTCGTCAATCAACCTGTAAGCAACACCAAACCATTGTCTGCGTATACAAGCGCGGAAATGATTCCGTATATACAGAATCTTTTCAAAGACAATCCCAACGTATCTGCTCAGATGGTCAGGCAGTACGCAATGTCGCAGAACGTCCCTGCAAGCGTGATTGACGCAGCTTTGGGTGGTGTGCAAATACCGACCGCTAACTTTGTTCCGTTTACTGTTGGCGGCGGGACAACTTCACTAAAAACACCTACAACCGACTTCTTTTACGGCGCAGGCCCAACACAGCAAGCCCCGTTTATGTTTAAGTCAGGGGCGGCTGGTTATACCCGTTTGTTACCTCAGTCCCTAGAGTTTGGCATCCCTGCTGTCACCGGAACTAAGCCTTTATTCCAGCCTGGGATCTTTGATAAGACTGCGCTACAGAAGGCTTACGAAAGCCAAACGGGTGAAAGTTATGGCGGCGAAGTAATCCCTGCTAATGACATCAGGCAGGCAAGCTACATGGGCGGGAAGATCACGCCAGATAAGATCGCTTACGAGAAAGGCGGGAAAGTCAAAGGTTTACTTGGGCCAAATCCAAGCAATCCTGATGATGGGTATGGAAGCCTACAGGTCGGTGAATACGTTGTCCGTAAGAAGGCTGTCAACAAGTACGGCGAGGATTTCCTAGAGGCTCTCAACGAGTCACGAATCCCTAAAAACAAGGCTAAAGGACTCTTATGACCCAGCGTTGGGAGCGAGCAAAGGCTTTACTTGGCGATGAGTTTCTGACAGAAATCTTCGCTGAGTTGGAAAAAGACAACATCGAGCGTATTATCAATAGTCATCAGGACGACATTGAGCTTCGTGAGGACTCGTATCTTATGATTAGCGCAGTGCGTCGTGTGAAAGCGCGTCTTGAGTCCGTTGCCGCCGAAGGCGAGATGAACAAGAGACGATTCAAACTTTTTAAGTAGAGGTTAGTTTATGGAAAGCAGCAACCCGCAAGGGACTAGCTTGACAGTGGGACAGGCGGCAAATGCGTTTCTTGGGATGATGGATGGTGGTGGGACTCCAGCGGAGCAACCAGAACCCCAGTCAGAAGAACAGGAAATTGCTGTCAGTGAATCTGAGTCTGAGGAAGTCCAAGAGGAGGTTCAAGAGGAGGAACAGCGTTTTGTGGTGAAAGCCGCAGGTGAAGAACGCGAGGTGACCCTCCAAGAGTTGATCGAAGGCTACCAAAAGGGCACTGATTACCATAAGAAAACTAACGCGCTTGCAGAACAGCGTAAAGCAGTAGAGGCAGAAAAAGCCGCTGTCGAGCAAGCAAAGCAGGCACGAGATGCCTACGCCGAGCGACTGAAGGTAATGGATCAATTCCTGAGCCAACAGATGCAAGGTGAGGATATTGAGAGTTTGAAAGAGACCGATCCCATTGCATATGCAGTGAAGGTCGCGGAAATGACTCGCCAAGAGAAGCAACTCCAGCAGTTAAGAGCCGAGCAGCAACGCATTGCCAGAGAGCAACAAGCCGAGCAAGAGGTTCAGATGGAGAGGCGCATCGCGGAAGAGGCGCAGAAGGTTGCAAGTGCAATCCCAGACTACGCCGATCCGAAGAAGGGTGAGAAAGTCCGTAGTGATTTAAGGGCGTTTGCAAAGAGCATTGGTTATTCGGATGCTGAACTTGCAAGTGCGACTGACTCTCGTGCCGTGGTGACGTTATGGATGGCCGCGCAGTATCAGAAATTGCAGCAGAGTAAGCCTGGGGTAACCAAAAAGGTCACGGAGGCTCCGAAGTTGCTAAAGCCTGGGACTGCCACAGGTAAGACCATTCAGTCAGAAGCAGCAAAACAGGACTTTGCGCGTCTCAAAAAGACAGGTAGTCGACAGGACGCTGCAAGGGTTTTTGAAAGATTCTTGTAATTAGGAGTTAGAAATGACTGTTCCTTCAGGTACATTCCAGACCTTCACCGCTATCGGTCAGCGTGAAGATCTAACCGATGTTATTTACAACATCAGCCCGACCGAGACACCTATCCTTTCGTCGCTTGCTCGCACCAAAGCAACGGCTGTCTACCACGAGTGGCAGACCGACACGTTGGCAGCAGCAACAACCAACAACGCACAGGTTGAAGGTGACGACGCTACCGCGGCAACCATCAGCCCGACGACTCGTCTCGGTAACTACACGCAGATCGTTGCTAAGACGATCCAGGTGTCAGGCACGATGATGGCCGTTGATCTTGCAGGTCGCCGCGCAGAGAAGGCTTATCAGCTTTCGAAGGCTTCGCAAGAGCTCAAGCGTGACCAAGAGACGATCCTTGCTGCTAACCAGGGTCGCAGTGCTGGTAATTCGTCCACGGCTCGCAAGTTGGGTTCGCTTTTGTCTTGGCTCAAGACTAACTCGAACTACAACACGACTGACGGTGCTAACCCCACCACAATCGGTGTTTCGACTCGTTCGGACGGTACGACCCGTACCTTCACCGAGGCAATCCTCAAGGATGGCGTTCAGCAGGTTTACACCTCTGGCGGCAGCCCCAAGATCCTCGTTGTTGGCCCTGCACTCAAGCAGACTGTTTCGGCCTTTGCTGGTATCGCAGCACAGCGTTACATGGCTCCGTCAGATGCACCGACGACCATCATCGGCGCTGCTGATGTGTACCTGAGCGACTTCGGCTCGATCTCTGTAGTCCCAGATCGTTTCGTTCGTAGCCGTGACGCGTTCATCCTTGATCCTGAATACGCAGCAGTTGGTTATCTGCGTCCCTTCCAGACCAACGAACTTGCAAAGACTGGTGACTCCGAGAAAACCCAGATCCTTGCTGAGTTCACGATGGAAATGCGTAACGAGGCTGCCCACGGTATCTTGGCTGACCTCAAGACAGCGTAACAAAAACTGTGGTAAAAAAGAGGGAGGCGTAACAACCTCCCTTTTTTTATGCTCAAAACTAAATTTCATGCAACCGACGACCAGTATGTCTTTGAGCGAACTCAAGACATTACGGATATTGTCGAGCAGAACAAAGCACTCTATAACGCCACTGACGAGCGCGAGCGTTGGGGTGAGTGGACGCGGTACGCACAACTACCCTTTGCGGTGGTTGACGACTTAAATAAACAAGGGATCATGCGAGGCTTTGCTGTCGCAGACGAGAAAAAGTTCAGGGCATGGATGAACGACCCAGAGAACAGACACTTCAGAACTCGTCCAGGAAAAGTATGAAGATAGCTCTTTGTGTTCCATGTCGGGACACGATGATGACGGGTACATCCTTCGATATGGCTCGTCTGGCGGCATATGACGGGGCCAATAGGTGCGCGTTAACGGGAGGGTCGTTCCTCTTGTACACCGCCCCAGGCACTCTCATATTCAGTCAAAGAGAGTCATTAGCCAAAGAAGCCTTAGCCGATGGTGCTGAGTACATCCTTTGGGTTGACTCGGACATGAGGTTCCCTAAGAACACGTTAGAACGACTGTTAGCACACGGACAAAAGATCGTCGGGGTTAATGCAGTCACGAGACGTAAACCAGTTCTACCGACTGCGATCAACTTTCACGAAGATAAAGAGATCTTTGAGAAGATCGAGAGTCGAGGTAAGAAGGGTATCGAAGAGGTAACCGCTGTAGGTTTTGGGGTTGTGCTAACCCATAAGTCTGTGTTTGAGGCTATGCCGCAACCTTGGTTTGATGTAGTATGGGGGGCGGGTGGTCTAATTGGCGAAGATGTGCATTTTTGCGTGAAAGCCCTAGATCACGGGATTAAGACTTTCGTGGATCACGAATTGAGCCTCGAAATAGGACACATCGGGACGCACGAATACCGATGGAGCGATGTCGAATATGGCCCTAAACAGTTACGGCAATCTGCAAACAACGATAGCTAATTATCTCTCACGAGATGATCTTACTTCCGCGATCCCTGACTTCATCCAACTCGCAGAGATTCGACTCCGTAGAGATTTACGCTTGCGCGAAATGCTTACGCAAACATCGGTTACGGCGACCGGTGGAGTCTCGACAATTAACCTCCCTAGTGACTTCTTGCAAGCAAGGGATGTGTACGTTGACTCTGACCCCGACTTCCCTATTACGTTCGCAACGCCGAGCATCTTTATTCGGAACGGTAGGACGAACCAGAGTGGTGTACCAGCTTTCTACACCATCCTCGGGTCTACGATTCAACTTGCCCCAATTCCTGACAGCAATCACGACATCAAGATCCTCTACTACGCGGCCCCTGCGTTTTTATCTACAGCGGCCCCGACAAATCTCTGGATTACGACCTGTCCGGATGCACTCCTCTACGGGGCGTTAGGCGAGGCTGAACCTTATCTTATGAACGATCCCAGGCTACAGACCTGGGGTGCGCTTTATGATCGTGCTATTGCCGCTCTCACGCGTTCAGACGAGGAAGGCCAGTATTCCGGTGTTCCTCTAACCATGACGCTTGCCAAGCGATGAGAATTAACTTTGGTGAGTGGTTGCCGGATCAGCCAGGGGTAGCAGGTGCTCTGGTTGATGCCAAGAACGTCATACCCCAACAGGTAGGTTATGGCCCTTTATCTTCGCCTAGTGAATGGAGCAATGCGGCTTCAGAAACGCTTAATTCGGTTGCTGCTGCGGCTGCTCCGGACGAGGCGGTGACGGTCTTTGCTGGCGGCGACACAAAACTCTTTAAGCTAGGCACGAACCTAAACCTTTCGGATGTCTCGCAGTCTGGGGGGTATACAACACCATCAGATCAAAAGTGGCGTTTTACTCAGTTTGGCAATCGAGTGATCGCAGCCAACGGAGGAAACAGGCTTCAAGGTTATCTCATGGGTTCGTCTACCCTATTTGCAGACCTTGGTGCTGCTGCGCCTAAGTCTAGGTATGTCACTACGGTCAGGGACTTTGTAGTTGCTGGCTTTAACAACGGTTCAACGGTCTACCCTAATCGCGTGGAATGGTGCGCGTTAGGTGATGAAACAAGCTGGACTCCTGCTGCAACAACCCAAGCGGACTATCAGGACATCCCAGACGGTGGGCATGTCAAGGGATTGACAGGAGGCGAGTACGGCATTGTGTTTATGGATCGTGCTGTGGTCAGGATGTCGTACGTTGGAAGCCCTCTTGTATTCCAGTTTGACACGATCTCTAGGGGTCTTGGGTGCATGGAGCCCAACTCGATCATCCAGTACGCAGGGATGTCGTTCTTTTTGTCTGATGACGGGTTTTACAGGTGTAATGGTCAAGCGGTCGAGTCCATCTCTGTCGAGAAGGTGGACAGATGGTTCTTCAATAACGTAGACATATCGCAGTTATCTACGATGTCTGCTGCTGTAGACCCGCTTAAGAACCTTGTCATATGGTGTTTCAAGACCGTAGACCAAACGACTGCGCTTTTGATCTACAACTTCAACCTTTCTAAGTGGTCGTACGCTGAGATCAACGCAGATACCATTGCTTCGTCTACAGCGATCACAACAACTTCGTCCTCCGGCCTTACCTTAGAGCAGCTAGACGCATTTGGTGGTCTTGATTCTTTACCTGCAAGCCTTGATTCCTTTGGTTATACGGTGACTTCGACCTTGCTAACAGGTACGTTGGGCGCAAAGATCATTGCGTTTTCTGGCTCTAACCTAACCGCGAATATCGTTACACCGGATTTATCTTTGAACGACATGCCTTCGGTGATGACACTGATTCGACCTGTTATTGACGGTGGAACTTGTTCCGTACAAGTCAATTCAAGGCGCAGGCTAAACCAACAGACAGACTTCACGGGTTCTACTTACACGAGCAACGACGATAACCGCATTGGGTTACGCTCAGCGGGAACTTATCATCGGATCAAAGCAATACCTTCTGGCGTTTGGTCGTCTGCGGTTGGTTTAGATGTAACTATCGTTCCGCAGGGTATGCGATGATCTTCAGGACGCTGCCTCCGTTTGGTGGCGATCAGAGAGCCGTTGCTGAAATTGTCCGTGGCATCATGGACGGTAAGACGAACAACACCGGAACGGTAACGCTTGCCACAGGAAACGCCACCACAACCACGATTACAGACGCAAGGATAGGGGTAGAAAGCAAGATCATCCTTGTTCCCTACTCTGCTGCTGCCTATGCCGATTCGATCCCGTATGGCTCGTTTTACGACCTCAACGATCAATCTGCTGCAAGCACGACGACAGCATATGCAATCACGTTTTCTAATACCGATTTAACGAACAACGTCTACCTCTCTAACTCAAGTCGGATTAACGTGAGGGCGGCGGGTAAATACAACTTTCAATTCTCGATTCAGTTTGCTAACGATGACTCGCAGATCCAAGACGTAGATGTGTGGGTTAGAAAGAACGGGACTGACATTGCTAGTTCAAACTCAAGATTCTCGATTGACTCTAAGCATGGATCGGTAAAGGGCCATGTCATTGCTGCGCTTAACCTCTTTGTAGACCTTGCGGCTAACGACTACATCGAGTTGATGTGGGCTACAAGTTCAACGCTTGTCATCATTGAGCATATCGCCACTCAGTCGAGCCCTACGCGTCCTGCGACTCCTTCTGTGATTGCCACGATGCAGTTTGTGGGCGGGTTTTCTAACGGTGGCGTGTATGTTTCGAGCGTGACGAACGGTTCTGCTGTGATTACGCATTTCCCAAATGCAACCTCTGACAAAACATACGGTTATGTGGTGGTCGGATGAATGTGCAATACATCAAACAAGACGAGCTAAGAAATGTCTGGCAGTACATCAAGCCAGGATTGGAAGTCATCCTTAAGAAGAGCCCAGAATCGTGGATACCTGAGGACATTTATTCTGACTGCTTTACGGGAAGATCACTTCTTTGGGTGTTTGTTGAGGATAACTCTGTTGTGGGCTTTGTTGTTTTGCAGCCTATCGGCGATAATTTGCATATTTGGTGCGCTTATGGCAAGGGAGATAGTCGTGCAGGCTTGGATCATGTTCTCGGCATTGCGAGAAGTGGTGGCGCGAAAACTATCAGCTTTGATTCGTGGCGTAAAGGCTGGGATCGCAAGGCTAAGGCGTTAGGTTTTAGACCCCGTAAGTGGGTGAGAGAGGTTTAACATGGCTGGTGGCTCGACAAACACGGTTACGAGAACCGAACTTGACCCGACAATGCGTCCTTATGTCCAGTACGGACTAAGCGAGGCGCAAAGACTCTATCAACAAGGTGCTCCTGAGTTTTTCACAGGCCAGACCTATGTAGGCCCGTCTCAACAAACGCAGGCTGCATTATCTGCGATGCAGACAAGGGCTATGCAAGGCAACCCGCTTGTGCCTTTAGCGCAACAGCAGTTAGCAACGACGCTCGGTGGTTCTCGTGCTGAGACATTGGCAGGCGCGACAAGTCCTGTCTTAGCTAATACGGTTGCAGGTGGTTATCTCGGACAAAATCCGTACTACACGTCAGCACTACAGCCTGGGTTCCAAGCAGCAACGACTCAGTACCAAGACGCAATCAACCAGATGCGGTCTCGTGCCTCTCAGGCAGGACGATACGGAACTAACGAAGCATTAATGAGTCAAGAGCAACGCGCGCAAGGCGCACTTGCTAACGCTCTTGCAGGGCAGGCTGCACAGTTGGGTTACTCTGGTTACGAGGCTGAGAGAGGTAGGCAACAACAAGCACTAGGCATGGGACTAGATCTCTACGAAGCAGAGAGGGCCAGACAGCAAGCAGCTATCGGTGCTGCTCCAGGCTTGGCCGCACAGGACTACACGGACATTGCACAACTTGCTCAGGCGGGTCAGGCAGCAGAGAGCTACCAACAAGCAGCCCTACAAGACGCTATCCAAAGATTCAACTACCAACAACAAGCACCTTACGCAGCCTTACAGTCATTCCTCTCATCTTCCTTTGGTGCGCCACAAGGGATGCAGACGGTTGCGCCTAGTTACTCTAACCCGCTTGCAGGCATACTTGGTACAGCACTAGCAGGAAAGGCTTTGTTGTCGTGAGCGGCGTAGAACCGATCATTGCAGCCGAGGTTATTGGTTCTACCGCTGCCGCTGGTGCAGCCGAAGCCGCTGCTGCCGCTACTGCTGCTGAGATGGCTACTGCTGCTGCCGCTTCTCAGGCTGCCGCTTCTGCTGGAACTGCTGCCGCTGCCGCTGGCACTGCTAACCCATTTCTAGCATCTGCTTACGGTTCTTTGCCTGGGATGACGATGGGTTCACAGCAGGCGGCAATGCTTGCGGCGCAGACGGGTGAGTTTGGTTTGCCTGGGCTCATGTCTACAGGTGGATCTGCGACTTATGCGGGTGCTGGTGGCCCGTTAGCTAAAATGGCTTTTTCTTCTGGGTCGCCTACGGCTATGCGTATGGGTATGCAAGGCATGAATATGATGCAGCAATCGGCCCCGCAAGCACCACCTCCTCCAGGCATCAAGCGCGGACAAGTCCCGCAGGGTGTAGATTTCAACTCGTTGCTCGCTCAGCCAGTGCAACGCAAGCGCATCTCTCTGTTGTGAGGGCAAGATGGACGAATACTTAGCTCGATTGTTTGGAAGCCAACCGTCTTACATGGGGCAACTCATGGGGGCTGACGACGCAGAAAGGCTACGTCAAGAAGCACAGCGTCAAGGTCTGTTAGGGACGGGTATCGGTTTGCTTATGGCTTCTGGGCCTTCTGCACAGCGTCAGAACATCGGGCAGATTGTCGGACAGGGGTTGATGGCAGGACAACAAGCCTACCGTGGTGCGATGCAGCAAGCAGTGCAGGACAAGATGCTTGGCGTTCAATTGGAAGAGGCCGCAAGAAAAAGGCAGCAGCAAGAGGCATTGCGTACTGCTTTGCCAAAGCTAGTTATTCCTGGGCAAGCAGGGCAACCACCGGCAATCAATCAAGAGATCGCAGGCCAGTTATCGTCAATTCTACCGCCTGGTGATTTTGAAAAGCTAATGGGTGGCTTGCAAAAACAGTTTGAACTATCGCAGGGGAAAGTTGGAAAAACAAGCGTTCAGTCTATTTACGACCCCGCGACAGGGAGAGAAAGAAAAGTTGTTGTTGATGAGGCGGGCAATCTTGTGCGCGAGATTGGCGGGGTAAAAGCAGAAGATGTTAAACCTCAAAGGCAGGTATCAATTATGGATATCGCTTTTGCTAAGGCCGGAATAAAACCTGATACGCCTCTTGTAGACATTTCGCAAGAACAACTTAACAAACTTGTTAGTTCGTACAAGGAAATGTCAAGTAAGCCTGAAATTAACATCAGGATGGGCGAAGGGCAAAAAGGCTTTGAAAACGAAATGAAGCTTTCATCTGGCTTCAAAAACGAGCCTGTTTACAAGGCTTTCCAAGAGGTTAAATCTGCATACGGTCAAATCACTAAAGCTATTGATTTAAGGTCGCCAGCAGGCGATCTTGCGGCTGCAACAAAGATTATGAAATTGCTCGACCCTGGTTCTGTTGTTAGAGAGTCGGAACTAGGCATGGCAATGCAAGCTACTGGTTTAATGGATCGCATCACAGGCTACGCGGACAATGTTATTAAAGGAACCAAATTAACAGAGCAGCAACGGGTTGACTTCAGACGCCTGGCAGATGCTTTGTATGGTGATGCGGCAAGTTCTTACAACAACAAGCGTAGCGAGTATCAAGAGTTAGGCCAGGGATACGGCCTAAATACTCGAACGCTTGGTGCGCCAATTGGTTTTTCTGCGCCAGTCCCTGCTGCCGCTCCTCCATCTGCTGCGCCAGGCCAACCAGTTAAATCTTCGATCCCTGACGAGTTAAGACGTGCCGCGCAAGAAGAGTTGCGTAGAAAAATGGAATCGAAAGGCCGATAATGGACTTGAGCAAGCTATCAGAAAAAGACCTTGAAGCGATTGCCTCTGGCGACATTTCTAAGGTGTCGGTTGCCGGTCTGCGTTACATAGCAAACTACGACAAGGTAGAGGCTCTTAAAAAACCTATTCGACAAATGCTGGAGGCTAGCCAAACTCCGGCCGAGCCACCGTCTCCTGGTGGTATTGCAAGGCAATTGGGATTGACTGCTCGAGGGGCGATCACTGGCTTAACATCGCTCCCAACCATGATTGCCGATCCAATTACGGGACTTATGAACCTTGCGGCGGGTAGAGATATTGCGGTTCCTCCTAGCCAGACCATCCAGTCTTTATTAGACAAAATCCTTCCTAAGCCAGAAACCTCTAGAGAAAGAGTGGCACAAGACGTAACTGCTGCTCTTGCTGGAACTGGTGGTGCTGTGCAAGGCGCAAGAATGGTTAGGGATGTCGCACAAAGCCAAACCGCTAGGCGTGTTGCCGATATTCTTGCTCGAGATCCAAGAGCGCAAGCGGCGGCGGCGATTGGCGGTGCAACCGCGGCTGGAGCTGCTAGAGAAGAAGGCATGAGCCCAATGGTTCAGTTAGGTGCTGGCATGATTGGCTCGGTTGCTCCCGCTGGCGCACCAGGCGCAGCAAGAAGTGCTCAGCAGGTCGGCAGGGCGATTGTTCAGCCCTTTACCGAAGAAGGTAGGCAGGTGATCGTTGGCAATGTATTGCGCAAATCAGCTACTTTGCCGGACGAAGCTGCAACAAGGATGCAAGCTGCTCCAGAGTTTATCCCTGGTTCTATGCCGACTATGGCGGAAGCATCTCGAGATCCTGGCTTAATGGCATTGCAAGGCCCGATCTCAAAGATATTCGACCCTCAAAACTTGATTGGTCAAAGGATGTCGCAACAAAACTTGGCAAGAATGCAGGAGTTTGAGCGCAAGGCGGCGACTCCCGAAATGCTTGATGTTGCGAAAGCTGGAAGGGCTGAGGTTACAGGCCCAATGCGAGAAGAAGCGTTTTTAGCTCAAAACCAGTTTGGCCCTCTTGCTTCTAGCTCTTTAGATCCCGTCAGAACAGCAATCACAGATATTGTGCGCGGCAAAACTGGTGGTTCTAAACCTGTGCGCGATACCATGAAATTTGTACAGGGATTGATTAAGGACGTAGAAGAAGGTGGGCCATTAACGGCGGAAAGGCTTTATGGTATACGCAAAGATATTCGCATGGCTAAAGAGGGTCTTTTCGATAAGGACGACTTCAGGGCAAAACTTGCCGCACAAGAATTGTCGCAGGTTCAGAAAGTTCTTGATGACGTTATTGAGTCTGCGGCTCCAGGGTACAAGTCTTACATGGCGGAGTATCGAGAGATGTCTAAGCCCATCTCTCAAATGGAGTTGATGCAAGATATTGCGAAAAGATCTACGGTTGCTGCGCCAGACATAACGGCTGGCGTAACGTCTGTCCCTATCTTTAGCCAAGCAAAGTTAAAAAATCAACTTAATGCTCGAGCAGACGAAATCAAAAGGACGTTGAGCGACGAACAAAAAACAATGCTCGACAACCTCATGAAAGACCTTGATCGAACCGCTTCGCTAACCTCTGCCGTTGCAAGAAGGCCAGGGTCTGACACGTTCAAGAACTTCTCAACAGCAAACCTTATAGGGTCTATGTTTTCGGATGTGCTGGCGGGAACGACAACAGTTAAATCCTTATCGTCTCCACTTAACTTTCTGTACAAACTTCCAGACCAACAGATTGCGGATCTTATGGTCGAGGCAATGCTAGACCCGAAATTAGCTTCGCTAATGATGCAGAAAGCATCTAAAATGACGGTAGAGCCTGTTTCTAAGGCATTACGGAAGAAAGCTGAGGATCTAGGCTTTGCACCGTTGATTTCTGGGATGCAAGCGGAGTAAACATGGCAAAGACAAAGATCTCTGAGTTTTCCTCAACTCCAGGCAATAACACCGACATCGACGGTATCGACATTGCCGAGGGTTGTGCGCCTAGTAACATCAACAACGCCATACGGGAGTTGATGAGTCAGCTTAAGAACCAACAAGCTGGACTCGATGGCGACACCTTTACAACGAACGATGTCCTTACGGTCTCAGGTGTCACGGCTAACGCAGGCCGAGTAAGGTTTGGCGAGGACGCAGATAACGGCTCTAACTACATAGAACTTCGTGCTCCTGCGACGATCTCGTCTAACACGGCTTTTGTCTTACCTTCCGCAGATGGTTCTGCTAACGCAGTCTTGGGAACAGACGGATCGGGCAACCTCTCGTTTTCTAGTTCCACAGGCACAGGCGACGTTGTACGCGCAACCTCACCATCCCTGACAACCCCTAACCTTGGCACTCCTTCTGCTGCGACGTTAACGAACGCGACAGGACTTCCAATCTCAACAGGCGTTTCTGGTCTAGGCACTAATGTAGCTACAGCCTTAGCCGTTAACGTAGGCTCTTCTGGAGCCTTTACGACCTTTAACGGCGCGATGGGGACACCATCGAGCATTACCCTTACCAACGCAACCGGAATGCCGCTATCGGGCGTTACGGGCCTGGGAACGAACGTAGCAACTGCTCTTGGCATAGCGGTAGGTTCTACTGGTGCATTTGTCACGACATCGGGTTCTGGTGCTAGCGGTAGTTGGAATATCAACGCAGCAACCGTAACCAACGGTGTCTATACGAACGGGTCTTATGCCGATCCTGCGTGGATTACCTCACTGTCTGCAACCAAGTTAACGGGTTCAATCCCGATCTCTGCTGGTGGTACTGGTCAGAGTGCTAAAGACGCAGCCTTTAATGCTCTAGCCCCAACGACGACAAAAGGCGACATCATTGCTAATTCAGGGACGACGAACATTCGCGTTCCTGTAGGCACTGATGGGCAGATCCTTATTGCTGACTCAACACAGACAAGTGGTGTTAAGTGGGGGTCAGTAACGGGCGCAGGAACGGTTACATCGGTAGGGATTACACCTCCAGCGTTCTTGACTGCAAGTTCTGCGATTACTTCTTCAGGAAACATCTCGCTTACCTACAACGGCACAGCGATTCCTGTTACGTCTGGCGGAACGGGTCTTAACTCGTTAGGTGCTGCCCTTCAGGTTCTACGCGTTAACTCAGGTGGGACGGCTCTTGAGTTTGCAACGCTTTCTACTGGCGGTGATGTATCTGGCCCCGCTTCTTCGACAGACGCGCAGCTAGCGATCTTTGATGGCGGCACAGGTAAAGTCATTCGTGCAGCTACAACAACGGGTGTCTTAAAAGCAACCTCTGGCGTCGTAACTGCGGCTTCTGCTGGAACGGATTACATAGCCCCAGGTGGAGCATTAGGCACACCTTCTTCCGGTACGTTAACCAACGTCACGGGCCTACCAATATCCACAGGCGTGTCTGGCTTAGGCACAAATGTAGCGACTGCACTTGGTGTAAGCGTAGGGTCTGCTGGAGCCTTTGTCCTTAACGGTGGTGCATTAGGAACCCCAACATCAGGAACCCTAACCAACGCCACAGGACTTCCCGTTTCTACGGGTATATCAGGACTAGGAACTAACGTAGCGACCGCTTTAGCGGTCAACGTAGGTTCTTCTGGTGCTGTCGTTGTGAACGGTGGTGCGCTAGGTACACCTTCGTCGGGTACGCTAACCAACGCCACGGGATTGCCTTTAACGACTGGCGTTACAGGAACATTGCCTGTAGCTAACGGAGGTACTGGCCTTTCTTCATTAGGTTCTGCCAATCAATACTTAAAGGTTAACTCTGGTGGTTCTGCGCTTGAGTTCGCAACCTTAACGGCTGGCGATGTCTCTGGGCCTAGCAGTGCGACAGACAACAGGATTGCAAGGTTTGACGGTACGACAGGAAAACTCATTCAGAGTTCGTCTGCAAGCATCACAGACACCGGACAGGGCTCTTTTGTTGGCTACATGCAGGTTACGGCTAACACAGGAGCAGGTACTTCTGGCTACCTTGAACTTCAGTCAGCAGACGCAGGGTCGGGCACAAAGACGCTACGTCTACAGCCATCGAGTTCTGCATCTACCTCGACACAAACCTACACGTTCCCGACCTCGTACGGAACGAATGGAAACGTCCTTACGTCTGACGGGTCGGGTGGATTATCCTGGGGTGCTGCTGGCGGGAATCCTGCGGGGTCAAACACTCAGATTCAGTTTAATTCTTCTGGTGCGTTTGGTGCTTCTGCAAACCTTACTTGGGACGGTTCTAACGTCCAGTTAGGCGCAACTGGTGCGCTTCGTCTAGCGGATCTTGACTCTAGCAACTACATAGGTATCAAGGCTCCTAATACGGTAGCGTCTAATGTTACTTATACGCTTCCGAGTGCTGATGGCTCTAACGGTCAGGCACTAACAACAAACGGATCAGGAACGCTTGCGTGGACTTCGTTGTCTGCGACTCCTGGTGGATCTAATACTCAGATTCAGTTTAATAGCTCAGGGTCTTTTGGTGGCTCATCAAACCTAACCTGGGACGGTGTAAACGTCCAGCTAGGCGCAACTGGTGCTATGCGGTTTGCTGACACCGACTCTAGTAACTACATCGCGCTTAAGGCTCCTGGAACGGTTGCAGCTAACGTCACGTTTACATTGCCTAATGCTGATGGAACGTCGGGCCAGTTCCTTAAGACTGACGGTTCTGGTGCGTTGTCTTGGTCTACGCCTGCGGGTGGTGGTGATGTTACTGGCCCAAGTTCATCGACAGATAACTTTATTGCTGTCTTTAACGGAACAAGCGGGAAGGCTATCAAAGAGGGTTCTGCGCTTTACTGGACAAATGTTTTAGTTGGTCAGGGTTATCTTGTCGCAGATGGTTCTATCTACGCTGATGGGATTATCGACCTAAAGAACACAGGACCTTCAGGTAAAGGTGTTAAGTTAAGTTATGGTGGCACAAGTTCTGCCTCTGTCTTGCTGAAGGCTGCATCAAGCGGAACCACAACGATCACGTTCCCGTCTACTTCCGGTTCTAGCGGTCAGGTTTTATCGACAGACGGGTCTGGTAACCTTTCTTGGACGAGCGTATCTGCAACACCTGGAGGCTCAACGACTCAGATTCAGTTCAATAGCTCTGGATCGTTTGATGGCTCGGCTAACTTAACCTGGGATGGCACGAACGTACAATTAGGCGCTACGGGTGCGTTAAGGTTTGCAGATACCGATTCGTCTAACTATGTGGCGTTTAAGGCTCCTGGGACTGTATCTTCTAACGTAACTTGGACGCTACCGAGTACAGATGGAAGTAGTGGTCAGGTACTTTCTACCAACGGATCAGGAACGCTCTCTTGGGCTTCTAGTGGCTCTGGTATAACTACCGGCAAGGCAATAGCCATGTCGCTAATCTTTGGGTATTAAAGGAGTTCTTCGTGGCAAATCCCAATCTTGTCAACGTAGCTGCGATCTACGGCAATACATCAAGCTATCTTATATCTTCGACAGCAGACCCGTTTGCCACTGCGCTGATTAACAACCCCGCTTCGTCTGGAAAGGTTTTTAAGATCAATTCCATTGTCGTTGCGAACGTGGATGGAACATCTAACGCAGATATTACGATCAAACTGTTTAGCCAAGATGATTTAGGTGGAACAGGTACGCAAATCGCATCAACAATTGTTGTTCCTGCTGACGCTACGTTGGTTGTGACTGACAAATCCACATCGTTTTACCTTCTTGAGGACAAGTCAATTGGCGCAACAGCAAGTGCAGCCAATGATCTAGTTGTGACTTGTTCTTGGGAAGAGATGAACGCTTAAGGGGTCGCTATGCCAGTAGGTAACGGTGGGGTCATAGGCCCAGCAAACATACCGACCAGAACATCGGCCAAAGGTGTTTGGTCGCTTATGGAGCAGTTTCTTGCTCAGAAACAAGGCATCTGGCCTCTAGCAGGCGGCTATATAGTTGTCCAAACCTTTACGGCTACCTCAACGTGGACTTGCCCTACTGGTGTTACAGAGGTTGAGTATTTGGTTGTTGCTGGTGGTGGTGCAGGGGGGAGTTGGGCCGCTGGTGGCGGCGGTGGGGCAGGAGGTTTTAGAACTGGAACAGGATTGTCCGTCACAGCAGGAACTGATTACACCATAACGATTGGTTCTGGCGGAACTACAGCAACTCCTTATGCAAATCCAAGTAATTCAACGTCAGGTGGCAATTCTGTTTTTTCTTCTATTACTGCAAACGGTGGTGGATACGGCGGAGGAATTGGCGTAACAACAGGAGCAAGCGGTGGTTCTGGCGGCGGCGGTGGAGAAACCGCAAATTCTCCAGGTGGAAGCGGCAATACCCCATCAACAAGCCCAAGCCAAGGCAATAATGGGGGTGCTTCTGGTTCCGGCCCTCTTTTGGTTGGTGGCGGCGGTGGCGGGGCTAGTGCAACAGGAGGGACTGGAAGTAGCAATACAGGTGGTAGCGGAGGCAACGGAACCGCATCTTCCATAACTGGTTCAAGTGTTACATATGCTGGAGGTGGTGGTGGCGGAGCGCACTCTTCTGGAACTACACAAGGTTCTGGTGGTTCAGGCGGTGGTGGCGCTGGCGGACAGTATTCTTCTTCAAGTCCAGCTAGGGACGGTATATCAGGCACCGCAAACACTGGCGGTGGGGGTGGTGGTGCCGGAGGTCTTGCTGGTGTTTCTGCTGCTGGCGGAGGCCAGGGCGGCTCCGGCATTGTTATCCTGAAGTACACCGTACCAAGCCAAACTGTATTTACGTTCAAAGGCACTACACAATGGACAGTGCCAACGGGTGTGACGAGTATTGATTACTTGGTTGTCGCTGGAGGTGGTGGCGGTGGTGTTGGTAATACTGCTAACACTTTTGGGGGCGGTGGCGGTGGTGCTGGTGGTTATAGAGCGGCAAGTTCGCAAACAGTTAATGCTGGTCAGGTTTTAACAATTGCAGTTGGCGGTGGTGGGCCTGGCGCTACTACATTTGGCGCTCCTAACAAAGGAAGTAATGGCAACGATTCATCATTATCTGCACCGTCATCAAGCCCAGCGCCATCTTATTCAGTAACTTCTACTGGCGGCGGTGGTGGAGGTTGTGCAGGATCAAGTACAGGCGTTGCAGGAAACTCAGGCGGTTCTGGCGGCGGTGGTGGTTCTGGTGCAGGCAGCACTGGTGGTGCTGGTGGCTCAGGAAATACTCCAGCAGCCCCTGCCCCTGCTGTTCAAGGCTACGCTGGAGGTAGTGGAGGCACAGCAGCTAACGGCGGTGGTGGCGGCGGTGGTTCAAACGCTAGCACTGGAACCGGTGCAAATGGTGGGGCGCAAGCCGCAGGAGCAGGTGGTAATGGAACCGCTAATTCAATTACAGGTTCTTCCGTGACTTATGCTGGTGGTGGTGGCGGATCAGGTAATCCTGGGGCCGCAGGTGGTACAGGCGGCGGTGGCGCAGGATCAAATGGCAGCCCTGCAACTTCTACAACTCCAGGAACAGCTGGTCTTGGTGGTGGCGGTGGCGGTGGGAATACTTCAGCCCCAGTAGCCACAGGCGGTGCAGGCGGCTCCGGTATCGTAATTATTAAAATCAATCAATAACATGACTACAAAAGTTTACAAATTTCTAGGAATTGATACAGCCATGCACTTGCTTCGTCCAGGTGCTAAATGGGAAATCAGTAACAACGTCTTTACTCGGTGGGATGATCCACGGCCATGCCCTTCCATAGAAGAGGTGTATTGGGTCATTGACAAGATCAGAGAGTTTGAGGACAGCATCCCAACGATCTACACCGACGAGCAACTGAAAGAGATGGGCATGGCCCGTGAGGAATTTGAACGTGCAGTTGCATAACTTATTCCCTATTCCGGTTGGCTTTGCAGAGCTTGGTAGACCTCTGAGCGATGAGGAGTTGTTCTTCATTCGTGAGCTTCAGACACGACCCAACATGGGTAACACGACAAGCACGAACAATTTTGTACTGCGTGATCCTGCGTTAACCTCACTTCGTTCGTTCATTGAAGATGCTGTCTCGGATTACTTCAAAAGCACAGTCAATCCCAAGCACAACGTATCCCTACGCATCACACAAAGCTGGTGCAACTACAGCGAACCTGGGCAGTATCACCACAAACATGCTCACCCTAATAGCTACATCTCAGGCGTGTTCTATGTGCAGACAAACGCTGATGACAGGATTTACTTCTACCGTGATGGCTGGCAGCAGATTAAGTTCCCGCCGTCAGAGTGGAACCCGTACAACTCTGAAAGCTGGTGGTTTGAAGCCACTGCTGGCAAACTGATTCTGTTTCCGTCAAGCCTGACGCACATGGTTCCTGAAGTCAAAGGCGATGACACAAGAATCTCACTATCGTTTAACACCTTCCCAGTCGGTGTTGTCGGGGAAGAGATGGACTTAACTGGATTAAAGCTGGAGGCGTAATGGCTCACTTTGCCCGTATTGATGAAAATGGTGTGGTGCAACAAGTTGTCGTAGTGGATAACAAAGACACCTCTGATGCCTCTGGCGTTGAGAAAGAGCATATCGGCGCAGCGCATCTTGAGAAGATTCTTGGTGGCACTTGGAAGCAGACTTCCTACAACGGCAACATGCGTAAGAACTACGCAGGGATTGGCTACACCTACAGGTCTGACATTGACGCGTTTGTTCCGCCTAAGCCTTTTGCTAGTTGGATTTTGAATGCAGACGCGCAGTGGGAAGCTCCCATAGCAATGCCAACTGACGGTAAAATGTACTCATGGGATGAAGATACTGTAAGTTGGATTGAGAGATGACACCCGAACAGAAGTCAGACGTACTGGTAGAAGTCGCAAAAGCCACTCCTCCTGTAGCAATCACAACAGCCGTGACTGTTGGCGGTCTGACTCTGAATGAATGGGTGGCAGTTGCTACCTTGCTCTACATTGTGTTACAGTCCGGCTGGCTTGTCTGGAAATGGTTCCATGCCATAAAAGATAAGAAAAATGAAGCACAATCTTCCAATAGTTAAAGTAGTTTGGGAAGATGCCTGCCACGACACTTTGGGTTGGGGTGATAGCCCAGAGAAAGCCAGGGACTTTCAGGTTCCGCTTGTTGTCTCTATAGGGTTCTTGTTAGCAGAGACCAAGCAGGGCGTGAAAATTTGTCAGTCATTGACTGACGACGCAATTGCTCAGTCTTTGGTGATTCCGCGCAAGATGATCCAGAGCATAGAGCGCGGAGC